TGTTACTTCTGTTTTAGGTGTAATTACTGGTACTCTTTGACCATTAATAGTTTCATACCTAACAGAAGCTTCTGTTTCGATAAACGGCATTATCTGTCCTCCCTGTTTATTTCTAATATAGATGCAATAACATCTACTTGACCACTGCTTGCTTGTACCTTTAATATTTCACTTTCTTGCATAATTAAAGGCTCACTTAAAACTTGTTCTTTTTGATTAGCACTTAAATTAATATCATTGTCTATTACAAATGCTGTGCCTGCTGCATCCGTTAATGTTGCTTTGACAACTGCTGCACCAGCGTTATCTTCTACTACTAATAAAGATTTTACAATAGCTCTTGAGTTTGATGGCACTGTATACAAAGTTGTATTATCAGTGTTAGTTAAACTTACTTTATCATTTTTATATATATTTGCCATTAGCCTAAACCTAACCAAGTAAATCGTTCTTGATCTTCTTTTTGTTGTGTTAAATATGTAGAGTTTAATTGTTCAATAATATTAGTTAGTGCCTTATTAATTTGTCTTTGATTATCTTCACTATATTCTTTTTTAGGTTCTGGTAATCTTACTACGACTTTTGTCATTAACCTCTCCTTCCATCGGGTTGTAGGTCTACTTGAAACGTACCAAATCTCCACGATTCAGCTACACCTGTATTTTCTATTTTTATATTTGCATATCTTCCTCTAGCTCTTGTGTCAACTTTAGTTGTAGTTGAATCAATAACAAAAGGACTTAATGCTGTTTCCTGATCGTCATCAGCAGGAAAATCTTTTATTGATAACGTAATTTGATTGTTACCGGTTAATACTTTAAAGTTTGGTAAAAATCTACGCATAGCTAAAAAAATTTCACTTTGATCTTTTTGTAAAGAAAAACTAAATGATTGTATAAAAGATGTTAAAGCAGTTACACTACCATCTGGATTAACTTGATCGGTGCCCGTCTCGTGTTCAAAAAAAACTGTTTGACCTAAACCTGTTTCACCAATGATAACAGGAAAAGTTCCTGTGTTAGAACTATTATACGCTGTTGCATATGGTTTAGGATACACAAGAGAATCAATCCAAGTTGTTCTAATTGAATTTGTATTTGTACCTGTATACCAATTACCCATAGGTAATCGCGCATTATTTTGACCATAGTTATAAACTACATATCTATTATTAAAATCAGATCCTGATGTTGGATACCACCATACTACTTCTGTAAATAAATTATTAATGCCTGCGTTTATTTGTTGACCTTTTGTAGTATCTGCATTGTCATAAACAAAATCTTCAACAGAACAAGGTAATGTGTTTACTGTACCATCAAAGGAGAAAAAACCATTGTTACCCATCCAGTAAGCAACACCATCAATTTCTATTGCTGCATTTTTACCAATTAATCCACAGTTTGTACCAACTTGTTCAAATCCAAATGTAAAAGGAGCTCCAACAAATTTCATTGTGTACAAAGCATTGTCAGTCCAAACTAAAATATTTTCTTTTGCAACTAAGCCTCCCATAATTTTTGTACCATCTTGTAATCTTTGTGTACCAGCTGTATTAGTTGCTTGTGGTGTGTATTTATTTATATTCTCATCTTCAGAAAATCTTATAAACATATCATCTTGTGATGACGGTGTTCCAATCGTTACTTCTGTTCCAAGATGAATTAAGTGTCTTGTTGTTGGTGATATGAGTGTAACTCTAGTAGCTGTAGGATTACCACTATCTGTAGCTGCATCTATTCTTGTTTCAAAACCAGATGTTAACATAGAAGCTCTTGTTGTAAGTCTAGCTGTAATTCCTGCGTTCCAAGTAAATGTTTTACCATTAGCTATCGTTGCAACTAACACTTCACCAAAATTACTTAGTGACCAAAGACCTGGTTCTAATGTAACTGTTGATGCTTCAACCGCATTACCCCAACCTGTAAAATCTGTTGCGTTCGTAACTACAGCACCATCACTATGAGCTTGTCCATTTGAAGTACCAGTCGTAGCTGTACCTAATGCACCTCTAGTAATACCTGTTAATTCATTACCAGCTACCCCAGTATAAGTTATTAATTCATTACCTACAGCTATTGTACCTGCTGGATTTGGAAAACCTGTTGTAGATGTTAATCTAATTTGTGTTGCTGATCCATTGTTACCATTTGTATCCGCGCTCAACGCTCCGTCTAAATCGTTTTGTAAAGCACCTGTAATTGTACCACCATAATTTCCTACACCAAAACCATAACCATATGTTTGAGCTGCAGGACCTACTGTTTCATAAACTTTAACCGTCATACTACCACCTGTTGATATAACTGCTGTAGCTTGATTTAACGAATCTATTGTAAAAGTTGTGGGAGTAGGAACTGATAATACTTGAAATAATTTAAGTTCAAAGTCAGCTGCAGTCAATCCTGTACCACTTGGTAGAGTAACAGATGATAATTCTATAATATCACCTACAGCTAAATCGTGATCGCTTGTAGTTGTAATAGTACAAGTTTTAACTGATGTACTATTTGTTGCTAATGTTGAACTTGTTAAAGTATCTACGACTCCTGCATTATTACATCTAAAAGGAGTAATATCAAAAAGTTGACCTTCAAAATATAAGAGTAAAAATTTATCTGTACCAATAGCAACATATCTATTACCTTCAGTATCTACAAAGGCGTGTTGTTTTCGTGCAACACCTACAATAGATTCATTAAGTAATGATTGCCAACCACCAACTTTTTCTGGTAGTCCATATCTAAATCTAACATTATCAGAATCAACCCATCTACCTTCTGCACCAACGCTTGTATCTTGTTTGTCGATTCCTGGAGCAAACTTAATTTGAGTAAGCATTTTTTACTCCTATGATGTACTATTAGTTTTTATTTGCCAGCCTTTTGTAGCAGTTGTGTATATTAATGTTACACATTGATTATTATCAGTTAAATCTAAATCAGATGCAGCACCTTGAATGTTTGATCCGTTTCTTCCAACAGTACATTTGTTAGTTCCAAAACCATTAGACGCAGATACATCCATTATAATTACTTCATCACCTTGTGCAGGTGAGGCTGGTAGTGTGATTGTTACAATATTTGCCACTGTGTCCACACCAATTTGATCGCCAGCTACTGCTGTGTATGTGGTTTTACTAGCTGCAGTTACTTCAGTAAATCCTTTTTCTAACATTCCTAATGATGTTGCCGGAACACTACCTCTAGAATAAACTAAAGCTGTTGCACCTTCAGGAAGAGGGACTCCTCCACTTTGACCTGTTGTTATTAAAGTTACTGTATAACTATCTGAAGCTAAACCTCTAGTAGTTCCGTCTTCTACAAAAAATACTCTGTTTGCATTTCCACCTGTTGTAGATGCAGGCATAGCTAAAGTTGCATTGCCTGATAAAGTTCCTGTTACTTTAATATAAAGGTTTTTACCATTCGCGCTTGCCGATCCATCAGCCAAGCTTAATGTAGTTGTGCCAGTGCTTAAAGTTACCTCTACATAACCTGATACTGCTTGTTGTAATAACTGTAAATTAGTGTTTGTAATTGATCCCCATAAACCGGCTTTCTCACCTGTTGCTACGAGTTCTAATGATAAATCTGTTGAA